CGTAAAACTTCTAATGGTGGAACAACTTCCTGTTAATCCAGTATCTGCTGCAGTACTTATGTCATTAGATAATGATGACGTGCAAAATAAAATTATTGATATACAGTTTGCAAGTCTTGTTACAGGTACCGGAACATATTTATCTTCCGGTGAATCTCGTAAAATGGTGTTAGTACTTCGTAACAGCACTGCTCCTTAATCTTACCAATGTCGCAAGCGACTAAGGGGCTGGCGTAAGCTGGCCCCCCTTCCTTAAGGAGATGCCGTGCCCGCACCTTCAATACCACAAAACCTTATTGCTCAACAAGGCAATGGTCAGGTATACTTATCATGGGATCAGGTTGCAGGAGCTACCAGTTACCCACTACAACGGAGTACAGACAATGTCAATTTTACGGCTATCTCTCCTGCACCTACTACGCCTCAGTATCTTGATACTAACGTCATTGTTGGTACTACATATTATTACAAAGTAGCATCCGACAACGGAACGACTTCTTCGTATACAAACTCTGTTTCTGTAGTACCTGCCCTAACTGGACAAATGTCCCTAGGTCAAGTACGCTTACTTGCCCAGCAAAGAGCTGATCGAGTCAACAGTAACTTTGTTACGAAAGAAGAGTGGAATAGTTATATAAATCAATCCTATGCGGAATTGTATGATCTTCTTGTGACACTGTATGAAGATTATTATGTAGCCGCTCCTCTTACTTTTATCACAGATGGATCGACTAACCAGTATACGCTGCCTAATGGTAGTAACTTTAACGGAGCTCCAGCTTTCTACAAGCTTTTAGGAGCAGATTGTGGACTTGGCGCTAATGGTAACGCCTGGGTAACACTGCACAAATTTGAATTTATCAGCAGGAATCGATATGTCTTTCCGAACGTTACTTCTACTTTTCTTGGGGTATTCAACCTTCGTTATCGCGTTGTCGGCAATACTCTCTTTTTTATTCCAACACCTAGTGCCAATCAGTATATCAGACTTTGGTATATTCCTAGAGTCAATACATTATTAAAAGATAGTGATATGCTAGAGAGCGTAAGTGGTTGGATTGAGTACGTTATCGTTGATGCGGCGATTAAGTGTCTGCAAAAAGAAGAATCTGACGTATCAGTTTTATTAGCTCAGAAACAAATGCTTATTGACCGTATTCAATCTTCGGCTATGAACCGAGATGCAGGTCAGCCTGATACTATCTCTGACATACGCTCCTTCGGGGAACGTTGGGGTGGCTATGGTTCACCAAACGGTGATGGCTCGTTCGGAGGCTACTAATGGCTTTGCCGATATACAAATCGGAAGATAACAGTTTAACGCTGCTACAAACCGCTTGGGCTACGCAGCTTAATCCTGTTTTGGGATTGCCTCAAAGCTCTGGTGTTATCTTAAAAAGCATTAGCTTAACCGCAGGTGACAACACTATTGACCACAGATTAGGCAGAGATTTACAAGGATGGCAGTTGATTCGGGTAAGGGCAGCTGCTACAATATACGACAAACAAGACTCTAACCAACTAAAGTCTAGGACGCTAGTGTTAAATAGCTCAGCTCCTGTAGTAGTTGATTTATTTGTATTTTAAGGAGGGCTTATGCCCAGCACATTGTCACCTAATATGTCTCTGATTCTACCAACGGTAGGACAAGAACCAGGACCTAATTGGGCTTTAGACCTTAATAGTTCTTTATCGCTTGTTGATCAGCATAACCATGCATCTGGAAGCGGCGTTCAAATCACTCCTGCCGGTATTAATATTAACGTAGACTTACCTTTTAGCGGTAACAATGCTACAGGTTTAAAATCAGCTAGATTTGATGTACAAGGTTCCCCTTTATCCGGTGGACTTGATATCGGATGTATTTACGTATCCGGTCAAGATTTATATTATAACGATACTTTAGGTAATCAAGTACAATTAACAGCTTCCGGCGCTGTAAATGGTACACCAGGTTCTATTGGTAATCTCATTGCACCTGCTGCTGTCACTTACGTACCAGCTAATCAAACGTTTGTATTCGAATCCAACCAAACCAACGCCACGCCTGCTGCTTTAGACGGCGGACCTGTATTGATTAGAAATATCACAGCTGCAAGTAATTATATTAGATTACAAGCCAATCCCGTACTACCTGGTAACTACTCTCTAACTTTACCGTCATCTTTACCGGCTTCAACTTCTGTTTTACTTTTAAACAGTCTTGGAAACATAGTAACTTCAGGCACTGCATCTACCCTGTCGCTAAGCACGCTAAACGTTTCTACTATCAACGCCTCAAGCAGTGTTTATATTAAAAATGATAATGGATTGTTAGAGTTTAAAGATACAGCCGATGTTGTTCAATTTGCAAGTATTGTTGGATCATCTTCAGGTCTTTCTTTAAATTTACCAGACACTGCTGATAGTTTAACTGTTAAATTAAATAATGTAACAAAAGCAGTTATCGATAATAATGGTATTGATGGGCAATACCTAAAAGCTAATTCAGTAGATGACGCTCAAACTGCTAAAAAAGACTTGACAGCTATTCTTTCTGGAAACGTTTCCTTAACCGGTGCCTATTCCACAATTTTATCTGCAGGTTCGTTTACAATTACTCAAGAACGTACTGTTCTTTTTAGTTTAAATAAAAGTTACTGGACAAACACTATTGCAACTTCAGCTGGTGTAATAGATTTATATGTTAGATGTAGTGTAGTAAGAACTTCAGATTCACTAACTTTTAATCCATTTTACAGTGAAGGATACCCTAACAATCCTAATAATGATATAAGACTATTAGGCGTCAGCCCAGGTGTCACTGCTTTCCCCAGGTTTATGGATGTTTTAACTCTTCCGGCCGGAACTTATACTGTAACTTTATTTGGAATTAGTATACCAAATAGTACGGTAAATTTTAGAGCAATTGCTAGTACAGACCCTGGATTAACTATTACAGCTACGGTACTTTACTGATGCCAGTACAAAAGCAAACATTAAATATCCCTTTTGCACAGGGACTAGACACTAAAAATGACCCATGGCAAATACAGCCTGGTAACTTCTTATTGCTAGAAAACGCTTTGTTTCAAAGAGGTAATGCTTTAAAGAAGCGTACTGCCTACGCTCCATTGCCCAGCTTACCTAGCGGAGCTGAGGCTACTACACTTACTACGTACAAGAACAACCTCACTGCTATCGGCGTTAGCCTATTTGCCTTTAGTGATGAGAGTGACCAATGGATAGACAAGGGACGTATTCAACCTATATCCCTTTCCACGGAGTCTATTGCTCGTACAGCTTATAGTATCACAGCTGCTGACTCATGCGTATCAACCAATGGTCTTGTCTGCTCTGCATTTCTAGATGGAGACGGTGTTTGGAAATATACAATCACATCCAAAACTACAGGCGAAACCCTTGTAAACATTACAGCTTTACCTTCTACTGCAAGTGTATCTAAAGTACATCAGCTCGGAAACTATTTTATTATCACATTCTTACGTAGCGGCGCGCGTTTAAGTTACATAGCAATTCCCATTGCTTCTATTACAAATGTGGTAGGTCCTGTAGATTTAAGCACATCAGCTACTACTGCATACGACGCACACGTTATCAGTGATATTCTATATTTTGGTTGGACTGATGGCGCTAATATGCGTATCAGTCAAATGAGTCGAACGCTACAACAAGGTTCTACCTATACACTTCTTGGGTACACAGCCACACGTGTAAGTGTTACTGGATATCAACCTCCAACAGGACTTGCGACTATTTGGCTTACCGCCTATGATGGCACTAATGCGTATAGCTGGGCGTTTAATAGTTCCTTAACTACACCTTCTGCTGCTTTTAATACAGTTGTAACTACCACAGGTACGCAGCTTACTTCTGTAGCTGATGCTTCTGGTCTTACTATTCTATTCCAAGTTACTAATACTTATTCCTTTTCCTCTGATCGTACAGATTATGTAGAAAAGATTACTTGCTCGCCGACAGGTACAATCGTAGGTCCAGTCGTTGTGCATAGAGATGTTGGATTAGGCAGCGAAGCTTTTATCTACAACGATACTATATACTTTTTAGGCACACATAATGGTACAAATCAACCTACATATTTTCTTATTGACGAAGATGGTAACGTAGTATCTAAGCTTGCTTATAGTAACGGTACAGGATATCTTTCTACGCAAGTGCTACCGTCTATCAGTCTTACAGACGACATCGTCAGCATGGCTTATCTTTACAAAACGCTTGTTATTCCTGTAAACAAAACACAAGGTGTAAGTGCTGTTAACGGAGTGTACGCTCAAGCTGGCGTCAATCTAGCAAC